GGAAAGACAAATTTAGATATTGAAGATATTGTTTTTAGTGTTAAAAAAGATGAAAAATCAGCAGATGATTCTATATTTTTAAAGAAATATAGTTTAAATGAAATATCTTTTTCAGGAACAAATATCCTATCTATTTTAGTCCAATGGGATTATAATGAATATACAAAAGTTTCTGTTGGTCAGAAGTACAAAGCTGGATTATTCATTAAGTTTATTGGCGACCCTATTGTAGATGAACACGTAGACCAAATATTTAATTTGGAAATATTACAAGATTTTTTAAGAATATAGATTATGAATTACAATAAAGTTTTACGAGGATTACTTAAAGAGCGAAAAGAATTAATTTTGTATATGCAGAATAATATTGATATGTGTGATGATAGTTTTATCATTAGGCTGAACGAGTTGAATGAAGAAATAGGAATTTTAAACGATAAATTAGATACAGATGTCAGCATTTAAAACAAGGAATAGTACAGATATAAAGATTAGAGCAAACGCATTGAAAAATGGTAACGAATTTGCTATTATGACATTTTTAGAATTAAGAAAGGATGATACTTGTTGGAAACGATTTTTACGTTTCTTTAGGATTATACCTCAACAAAAAATATAGTTTGTGGAGATAAAACTCAATGTTAATGGAAATAGAAAGCAATTAGAGTGTGTTAAAGCGTGGTTGAACGATGAGATAGAGGAAATTGCTTATGGTGGTGGTAAAGGTGGTGGTAAGTCGTGGATTGGTGTGTGTTTGATTTTTGGTGATGCTTTTATGTACCCAAATACACGTTATTTCATTGCACGTAAAACATTAGCAGATTTAGTTAAATTTACAACAGGTACAGTTTATAAGGTCTTTGAGAGTTGGGGAATTACCGAAGAAATGTATAAATTTGATGGTAAGAATAATATTTGGACTTTACATAATGGAAGTAAAATTTTCTATTTAGATGCAAAGTACTTGCCTAGCGACCCTATTTATGCGAGATTTGGGTCAATGGAAATGACAAGAGGATGGTTTGAAGAAAGTGGTGAGGTTGAAGATGAACGATGTATAACGAGTTTAGCAAACAGTTTAGGTAGGTGGAAAAATAAGGAATATAAGTTAGTTCCTAAATTACTACAAACTTGTAACCCTGCTAAAAACTATTTGTACGAGAAGTACTATTTGCCGAGTAGAAATGGAACATTACCAAAACATAAAACATTTATACAAGCATTAGTAGGAGATAACAAAATATTAGGTCAGAAGTATATTGATGATATGATTAGGCGTATGGCAGATGATAAGTCTGCTATGCAACGTTTGGTTTATGGTAATTGGGAATATGACGATAATGATTTAGCATTATTTGAATATGAAAAAATTATTGGTATATTTACTAACGAATACATTAAGAAAACAGGTCATAAATATATGACTTGCGATATTGCTTATGAAGGAAGTGATTTATTTGTTATTGGAGTTTGGGATGGATTTGTTTTAGAAAAGATAATTGCTATTGATAAAATGAATGAAGTATTAGTATCTAAGAAAATACACGATTTAAGGTTACTATATGGTGTTCCTATTAGTAATGTTATCTATGATGCTGATGGTTTGCGTAAATTCGTTAAACATAGTACGAGTAGTGGGTATTTAAAGGGTGCTATTCCGTTCAATAATAACAGACGAGCCTATGGAAGTGAGAATTACTATAATTTAAAAGCACAATGCTACTATAAATTAGCAGAAAAAGTATCTAAAGGCGAAATCTACGTTTCTGATTTTGAGTATAAAGATAATATAGTAAAAGATTTAGAACAGATATGGCGACAAGAGAATACTGATGATGGAAAAGTTAGATTAGAACGTAAGTCAGAGTTGAAAAGAAGATATGGTAGAAGTCCCGATTTTTCAGATATGTTGATGATGAGGATGCTAACAGAAGTAGGTGCTTTTGCTACTCAAAAAATAATATGGTAAATATTAAAGAATTATTAATACATTTGTAACCAAATAACCAAAATGATACTATCAGACCAACAAGCATTAGATTTAGTTAAGCTAAATAGAGCATCAAACAGAGAGTTTGAAAAATTGAGAGAAGATTCATCTATGCTTTATGCTTTAGTAGAAGGTGATGATTTTACAGAAAAACTTATTGATAAGATTGAATTTATTGAGGGTGAGAAAAAGGCTATTGCTCGTAAAAAGTATTCGAGGGATATTCAAGATTTCTTTGAACGATTATTTCAGCCATTAGAAAATATTTGGTATGCTACTGGTGGTAATAAGGTCTATGATATTGATGATTTAGAAGTTAAAAAAGAATTTCTACATACAATATCAAACATAAAAGATAGTAACACATTATCACATTGGATTCAAAATGTTGGTATAGGTTTATCACACGTAGATCCGAATGGATTGATGTTTATGGAATACACAACCATTGGTCGAAAAGAGATTTATCCTACTTACAAAAGTATTAATGACATTCGAGCCTATAAAAAAAGAGGTCAATTATTAGAATGGGTAATTTTTGAGCCTACAAAAGCAAGAATAAAAGAATTAGACGTGCAATTATGGAGAATTGTAGATGATGTAATGGATAGAACCTTTGTAGAAATAGGTCAAGAGTTCTATTTATCAGAAGAAATGTCATTTAAACATCCTTTTGGTGAAGTTCCAGCATTACTAAACTCAAATGTTACAAAAACTGGAATGGATTATCGTATTTCACCAATTCATTCAATTATAGGTCTTACAAAAGAATATTCTCGTGACCAATCAATCAAAACTATTTATAAATTTACACAAGGGTTTCCTATCCATTGGCGATATGTTACCGAATGTGATGAGTGTAAAGGTCGTGGTAATATAGATGGAGAAAGTTGTGGTAGTTGTGATGGAAAAGGATATTTAACTAAAGGTGATGTTACAGATATGGTAACTTTACCTGTTCCAACAGCAGACCAACCTACAATTGCACCAAATATTGCAGGTCATATAAAACCTGATAATGAAACTTGGACTCAATATACTACTGAATTAAACGAACAAGAACGTAAGGCATTTTTAACTTTTTGGGGTACATTATTAAGTTCAGAAGAAAACTTAGCAAGTAGAAAAACAACTACCGAAGTGATGTTCAATAAACAACCTATCGAGAATAGGCTTAATAAATATGCTGATTATGGTGAGTTTATAGAATGGAAAATGTCTGAATGGATATTGAATTTTATTGATGTTGCTAAAGATAGAAAGGAAAATAGAATAACGATTACTTATGGTCGAGATTACGTAATTGAACCAAGTGATACTATTCTAAAAAGATATGAAGATGCTCGTAATAACCAGGAAAACGATGTTATTATGGATGAGTTATTCAAACAATATTTACAAGCAACGTATAGAACAAACCCTATCGAGTTGGCTAAAAATATGATTAAGAGCGAAATTGAACCATATCTGCACCAATCATTGAAAGATGTAATAGATGTTTTCGGTCAAGAAGAAGCACAAAGAAAAGTATTATTCAGTAAGTGGTGGAGTAAATTAAATAAATCAGATATTCAAAAAGACAAGGAATTGTTAATAAATGAATATGATGCGTGGTTTGAGTTAAATAAAAAAGAAATAAAAGTGGCAGAACAGCCGAGTGTTAATTTAAAACAATAATTATGATTAGAAACTTTGTAATTTGTGATGTTTACATTCTTAATAAGAGTGGCAATCGTTTCATTAAAGAAAATGGTAGATTAGATGTTGAGAAAATATCTTTACCTATTGCTTACATCGAAGAAAAAAATGCCAATTGGGAAACTAATGGTTTGTGGCACGAAATTGATGAAAAAGCAACAGACGAGTATTATGTTTATGGAGAGAAAAAACGTAAACAAAGAGAACAAGCTAATGAAGCTGCAAACAAACTGAAAGATATTCTTACAGATGTAATTGCTAAAGGTAACGAAAAAGTTACCGTAAAAAAAGAAGTAGAAGTTATTAAGGAAGATGATTCTGAATTAGATTCTTTAAGAGAACAGTACTTAGAAAAAACAGGAAAGAAGGCTCATCATTTATGGAAAGCCGATAAGTTAATTGAAAAATTAAAGTAATATGCCAATAGAAAATATAGATGCGATAGAAAAATCGCTAGGTTTAGAAGCAGGAAAGCTAAGTGAGATGTTTACAAGTGAAGAAAATCACGTTGTGGACTTATCTGAAAGAGTATTTTTCTCAAAAGTGGATTTTGATTCCAGAATTGAGAATGTAGTAAAAGAAACTAAATTTAATTCAGTCGAAAAAGCAATAAAAGATGCTAGAAACGCAGAGGGATTAGATTTTCAAGGAAAAACAATGGAAAACTTAATTGCTGCACTAAAAGAAAAAGCAATTAAAGAAAGTTCTGTTGAACCTGAAAAAAAATATTCGGATTTAAAATCAAATTTCGAGAAACTTCAACAAGTAAATGCAGGATTAACCGAAAAATTTACTAATCTTGAAAATGATATTAAACGCAAATCACAAGAACGTACAATTAATGATACGTTACTTAAAGAAATACCTGATAACACAACAATACCTAAAGATGATGTTTTAGCTATTTTAAAGGCTAAATATTCGTTTAATATAGGTGAGGATGGTTTTGAGATTATAGACGGTGGAAACGTGCTTAAAAACGAAACTACAAGAGGAAATCTATCTACTGATGAATTTGTTAAAGGATTTATTAAACCTTACTTAAAACAAGTAGAGGGTGGTGCAGGAGGAACAGACCAAAAAGGAAATCCTAAAGCTGGAAGTTTTGATGCTTTCGATAAAGAAATGGAAAGTAAGGGTATTCGTGGTCAAGATTACAGTATCGAAATGCAAAAAAGAATGGCAAATGGTACTTTAAAATTATAAGAAAAATAAAAAAAATAACCATATAAGTTAAATATGGTTATTTTTTTATATATTTGCAACTAATACTATTAAGACAATTCAGTTTCGTGCTAGAAACGTGGTCAAAGGCGGAAAGCTATTGTAGTAAAAAACAATCAATTTTAATTTAAAAAAAACAATAACAATGGCTAATTATACAACAGCTAATTTAAAGGTAGCACAAGCTAAATTACTTGGTGCTTATCAAGCTAAAGAATTGCGTTTCAGAAATCCTGTTACGTATCTTGCATTTTTGGGAAGTTCTAATATAATGTTCCCTAATTACGATTCTCTTAGATTAAGAGAGGATAGATCAATCGAAACTAACTAC